TTATTGGTAAGTTTTAACATAATATTTAGCACCATATCCCATTTGAAATACAAATACATATCTTCTTCCTAATGATGAGAAAATTTTTATTGTTTTAGGTGTAACACTACCATTATCACTAATTTTTACAATATTAGTATCTCCGTGCATAGTAGACGGATATGAAAATTCATAGTCATTTGTTGTTCTATCTTTATTATATTCAGAAAATCGAACTAAATCGTGATAAAAATAAACATTAGTATGTTTTTCCTCTTGAATAGATTTTATTGTACTTTGGTTCCATTTTCGTTCAAAATTTTTTATAAATTGTCTTTCTTCATAATTTTGCCAAGTTATTTTTATAGGACGATATGCCAATAAAATCAATACCATAAATATTCCTAAAACAATTATCATTTCTAGAAGAGTATACCCTACCAAATTATTCTTTCTTACCATTATCTAGTTTAATCTCTATATTTTTCTTCTTAATTTGATCATATTGATCATTATTTAAATAATTGGCTGATTTCAACTCATCTATTGTTACTGTATTAGTATTCTTTTCGTCCATATATAATTCAGCTTGTGTATTTAATTGAGTCTGCAACGCCTTATCATTTACAGTATTTGCATGCTTTCTCTGTGTACCTATATTCGGTAATATAATTAAAATTAATAAGCTAATAATAAATAAGACAATTGCCATTTCAATGACATGTCCTAAATTTTTTTATTTCTAAAATCAAAAACAGCCTATTTTTTAATAATAGCAACCGACTTATAACATGCTATCGTTAAAAATAGGCTATTTTTTTTAATTTAGCCATTTCAAATGTCAAAAATAAAAAGGCATAAAAAAATAGCCCACCTATAAAGGTGAGCTTGTAAAGTATAAACAAATAAAAAAACCAAAGGAATTTAAAAAGGAACTCCCCTGTAATGTTATTATACTATATTCAATTCTATTCTGTAAACTTACCCCAATAGTTCAAACGTGTTCCGTTTCTGTCTTCGCCAGTAGGTAAGTAACCGTATTGACCGTTTCCTCTAGGTTGTCTAATCCAGACATAACCGCCAGAGTGGCAGAAAGCATCGTACTTAACAACTGAGTCTTTAGGTAGAACTCCAATCTTAGATGAATTTGTTGTAGCACCCCAACGTAATACAATTCCTTCATTTACTGTAATAGTAAACTTGCCACTTTCTTTAAACCACTTAACACCTAAATCATCAGTCCATGAGTCATACTTAACGCTATTTTGGCTCGGTGCTGGGGTTGGTTTAGGTGCTTCTGCTTTGACTTCGCTAGGGTTAAACAATTTAACTGCGTTGTCTGTTAGTGTGATAGATCCATCTACTTTATATCCAAGTAGGTTGTCTGTATGTTGCCAGCAATCAACATAGTTAGCACTAGGAAAATAATTAAAGTCTGGCACTCTTGGCCCTGGTTGGTCTCCTAGTGGATATGCTGCTAACCAGAAGAAATCAGCGTACTTGTGAATTTCTTCAAGATTAAATTGTGGTAGTAAAAATTTGTATGTGTAGAAACCTGTATGATATCCTGCGTTTCTCAACGTTTGTAAGAAAGCAATCACCGAACTTGTTGGCATACCTTTAATTTCAGCATCTAAAATGAGTAACGTTCCTGGTTGAACGTTAGCATAACGCTTAGCATTTGCAATAAAGTAGTTAGCTTCTGCCACTGCTGCACTGTCATTATAGAAACGTCCAAAGTGATAGAAAGCAAAGCCATTCACTCCACCGCCAGCACTACGGTCAATTAAGCTTCTAATATATGGATTTACATAATTTGTGTTTTCTGAAATTTTAACAATAGCCTTAGTAGCTCCAATATTTTTATAATCTTGAACTGTTAATTCTGATTGAAAACTTGCTAAATCAACAACTACTTCTCTATTTGTCATTGTCGGTATCCCCCTTAGTTTTTACTGTTGGTGTCAATTCTGATTTTTCGTAAGCTGACTGAACTGCAGTGTGAATTGTTTGTGAGTCTAGCTTATAACCTTGTTTTTTCATCACGTCATTTACTATCATACTAGCTTCATCAAACTTTTCTCTACCTGTCTTATCTTGACTAACAAGGCTTGTAACTGCCATGTCTGCTACTTGTTCTAGTAACGTCCACAATGCTTTTGACTGTTCTGTTGAAGCGTGTTGTGCTTTGTTATCTAAAATAGGCTTTAATTGTTTTAGTAAAAAAATAGCCAGTACAGATAATAAACCAGTCTGCACTAGCCACTCAATAATGTCATTGACTACTTTCATTGTTCATTTTCCTTTCTTTCAAATAAACTCTTAATACGTTCATGATGTCTATCTAATCTTCTATCATGTTCGTCAACTCTTTCTTTTAGCTTTTCAAAATTAGCTTGTTGTCTATCAAAACTATCATTAAGTTTTCTGATGTTATTATTTAGTGTTTTCAATTGCTCAGAAAAAGGCTGTAGCACTGAATAAATGTTTTCATTAAAAACTTTCCCACCATGATTAACAAGCCAATATAAACCACTGAAAAGAATTGATATTATCCCAAAAATTGAAGCTATCTCACTCCATGAGTATCCGAAAAGTAGGTGCATTAGACCACTTCCTTTCTAAAATTAACAATAATCCACAACCCAACCCACCCTATATTATTGATTATTGTTTAGTAATTAGCTTCAACATTTTTTGACGTCCGTATTCATCGATTTTCTTGCGTGTCAAATCATCTAGTGTTGTGCCTTCTTGTAAATCTTCATTCTTCAATTTAATAGTAAAGCTTGCGTAATTTTCATTTTGTTCATCTTTACCGTTAAAGTTTACATTCACATATTCTGTTGCGCCGTCTGCATCAAAACCATAAGTTAAGTTAGTCATAACCATATTTAACATAATTATTCGCCGTCCTTTTCATCTTTTTTATTGTTTTCAAGTTCATTTTTCAAACGTTGAACTTCTGTTTCAAGTTCTTCGTTCTTTGTTTCTAGCAAAGCATTGTTGTATTCTGCTACTGCTAATTTGTTGATTAATTTTTGTGCTACTGTATTCATGTTTACATTATTCATTTGTTTGTTGTTTCCTTTCCAAATTTTCTAATCTTCTCTTTAAATCTGCGATAACTGGTATTAAAGCTGGAGCTATTCTGTCATATTGAATACCTTCAAGTTCTCCACTTTCATTTCGTGTTACCAACATTTCCAAACCTACATCAGCTAAATCTTCAGCAATCATTCCAAAGTGTCTAATTGGCGGTTGTTCACTTTCTTTTTTAGCATATCTTTCAAACTCTGCTTTATCTATCCAAGTAGCTATTGGAACGTTAAGAATTTTATTGCCATAATCCAAGTCATGAGAACGTACAATATCCGTTTTGTATTTGGCAGCAGATGTAGAACGAACTAAAGCACCGTCATTAGCTACATAAACATTGGGTGCAGCGCTAGTTGTTTTATTATATGTTTCTGGTATATGGACGTAACTTCCATTAATTATTACTCTGTTACTGTACCAACCATCCCCACTTTGATTTGTTCCTATCAATATAGAAGGCATTTCGTCTAATTTATATGGATTGGGACTTGAAAATTTTTTCCCGCCTGCTATATATACACCTCTATCTGCTCCACCAACAAATGTAGGTTCCCATCCAAAAGTTGATTTACCAGCAGATATTCCAGCAAAATTTGTTTGAATTATTGCATTAATTTGCGAAAAGCCATCACTATTTGCTTTATTTGATATAGAAATATAGTCACGACCAGTTATATTTGCACCAGCCCAGCTCCCACCGTTCATACCATTATCTATTTTTAAATAGTAATCATCACTATTATCAAAAATATTACTTCCAGCAATTTGCAATGAACTTCCTTTAAATAAAAGTCTACCTAAATTATCAGCAGTTGATATATATTTCTGATCTATATTTATATCAACATAATCATTACTGCTGTGTATTCGTCCGCTTTGAAATGACACATTGCCACTATCTAGGTTGATATTTAAATTTGTTCCACTGATTGTGCCAGAAGTAATATTATCAGCGTTCAAGTTCGTTACGTTTATCTTTGAAGCGTCTAATTCCTTAGTCTTCACTGTATTTGCGTTGATGTCCTTGATTAAAGCGTCTAGAATAACCGCATTGTCGATTAATGTTTTACCAGTGATCTTAATACGATTACCACTCAGCATTACACCATTACCATTTACTGATACACTACTGTTACCAACGTTCATATTAAGATAGTTAGCCATCTGAACGAACCTACTATTACTACCAGTTAGATAATCGCTGATAGTGCGTGTGTGGCTATCTGCTGTATCAATAACTTGGTTGAGTTGTAGCTTAGTTGCTAAATCTTCTGGAGCGGGAATCCACGGTGTTGCTACAGAGCCTTTTTCTACTTTAAATTTTAACCATTGAAACCAAGCTCCCCTATTTACATTGTCAAATCTATAAGCTACACTCCAATAACGATTTTTCTTCATATCAGCCGTTATATCAAATGTGTATTTTGCAGAACCATATTTTAAATCTGTTCCTGTTTGCATATTAATAGTAGTTGGAGTGCCATAGAAATTACCACCATTCCAACCTGTTACGTTACCAGCACCTTGTAACCAACATTGCGCATTGTTTGATGTAACACCCCTGTATTGGTAAATAATTTGTATTGTTACTTTATCGCCGACATTTAAATCATCAAGATATACATCTGCTACTTGTTTTGTGAAATTTGTACCACCATTAAACTCGTACACACCTTGCCAACTGTCAGAAGTACCTCTTGCTAGGTTTTTACCACCACCATTAACTATCGGTGTAGTTGTTCTAACAACTTCTTGAGCAAATCCATCAGCTGTTTGTAAGAAAGCCGCATTAGTTACTATCTTCCCCATTGACTGCCACTGGCTATCGCCTTTGATAGTGTTGATTGCGTCATTTTTTGCGTTAGTAATTTTGGAATAAACTGTACTGAACTCATTTGAGTTAGCAGTAATCTTGCCAGATAAAACTTCTATTTTATTTTCCATATCTTCTGGAGCTGGCGACCAATCTGTTGCTACGTTGCCTTTCTCTAGCTTTTCTTTTCTCCATTTAATAGTTACTGTGCTTGGTATAGCACTATTAACTGCTGCGTGTGGATGTATCGCGACATCTGTTAACGCCTTGTCTATCGTGAATGTTGTTGTTACATACCCTTTACTTCCAGCATTGACAAACGTTTGCGTATAAGATTTGGCAATTTGGTCTAAAAATTTCTTTTCACTAACGACATATAATTCTGCATGCACTCCCCTTTGTGTATTGCCAGTATTATCAATTTCTGCTCTAAAAGTATAAGTTCCAGGTTCTAAATTAATATAACCACCATCTACTGTATTATTAGCCCAACCTGTGCCAGTCCAAGTTTTCCATTCGTTACTTGTTTTTCTTAGTAGATTAGTCCCGCCAACACTCAAGTTATCAAACCTAGCATTTAAACCATCTACTGATACTTTGACGTCAGCACTTTTAGCATATCCATTTAAATCACTAGCAGTTAATTTAGTTCTTAATTCTTGAGCAGTTTGCTCTTTAAAAGAATTGTACTCACTTGTACCAGCTTTGGTAGATAATTGAGAACTCAATGAATTAGCGGTGTTAGTTATTGTGGCTATACTGCCATTAACATCTTGGAACTGTTGCTTAAACTGCTTAGAGTCATTTTGCAAAGTTGAGATATTTCCTTGAGCGTCCTTGATAGATTGTTGCATACCATTTTCAGTAAGCTTAATCTGTGCTATATCGCCTTTATTAGTAGCCACCGTCTCAGTGACACCATTTAAATCAACTTTAAGTTGTGATACACGTTCAATTTCATCTTCTGGAGCAGGACTCCACGGTGTTGCTACAGAGCCTTTTTCTACTTTAAATTTTAACCATTGAAACCACGCACCTTGATTTACGTAATTAAATCGCCAAGCCAGTTCCCAGTAACGATTTTTTACCATATCAGCAGTTAGCTTAAACGTATAATTAATACTACCTTTATATAAATCATTTCCTGTTTGCATAGCAAAAGTTGTTTGACGTGGGAATTGTCCAGGACCCCATTTAGTTACATTACCCCAACCTTGTATTTGTGCTTCTGCATTAGCATTTGTAACACCACTATACTGATAGTTACATGTTACTGTGACGCTATCTCCAACTTTTAGTTGGTCTAAGTAAGCAAGCCCAATTAGATGTGTTTGATTATCACTACCATTAAACTCATCTCTGCCTACACCAGTCCAATCACCAGATGTCCCACGAACAAGGTTTTTTCCACCGCCAATTTGAATACCATCTACTTTGCTATTAACGTTATTCACATTGATATTCACGCTATCTAAACCAACGGACAATTTATCAATTCTATTGCTATTAGATAGTACGTCTTGTCGTGCTTGGTCTAAATTTTGTGATGTTGTTTGTAACTGCTGACGGTCTTTGTCTGTTTGAGTTTTAAGTGAGGTTACACTACCGTTTACTCTACTAATTTCATCGCTTAAATTAGGTATCTGATTAGATATGCTATCAATTCGTGATTTCATTAGTTCGTTAGTAGCTGATTGCGTGTTAGCATTGTCTTTAAAGCTTTTATCCAGTTCATCAAAATCTTTTAAAGCGTCGTTAATTTTTTGCTCAACTTCGCCGTTTACTGGTTGCTTGACCCATTTACCAGTGCCATCAGATTGTCGCTCAAATATCCACAATTCAGTACTATTCCCATTAGGTTTAAACCAAACATCATTAAACTTAGCGTCTGTTGGTTCTTTAACATCAGTGTAGATATTAGTACCGTCTGGCGCTTGTCGCCTTGAGTAATTCTCAATTGCTCTAGTGAGTTCTCCAGTGTATTTAACATTGCTTGAGTCTGTTGCGTTTTGGTCTGCTTTAGATGTTGACGATAAGCCACCGTTAAAAGATATTGTGTATCCATTGTTAGGAACAACAAACACATTACCTTTCATATCCTTAAGTGAAAGCCAATCTCCAGCTTCAATAGCAGGGTTACCGAACCAATTTAATGAGAATGGATAAAAAGTAATTGTCTTTAAACTATCCCAAATACTATCTAACAACCCTTGTGTCATAATGTCGTTAGTTAACTCAATTTGACTACCATTGACGCTACCAGAATGCAGTTTATGAGTTGTTTCATTTGTTTCGCCATTATTAGTTGTTTCAACTACGTTAATGTTGCATGAAATACCGCCTATGATATAAGGAGCTTCATTTTTAACTAGTCCTTGTTGTTCATACTCACTTGGTTCTATCGTGTAATTAGGTTCTGCTACACGTCTGATAGTGAGCTTTCCGTCTCTATCAAAACTAGCAAAACCTACATAAAGTTGAGCTATCCAACCTATAGCAGTTCTATATGATTGCTTAGTAATAGCTTTAGATACTTTAATTGTTGGTAAATGAGCTAAATCATTAGTATTAACATCAACCTTACACATTTGAGCAATTTCAGTGATAATATCAACTGCATTAGCTGGGTAAGTCAATTTAGAAACATACTGACCTTCCATTACAACAAACTTGTCATAAGCCTTGATAGTTGTAGAATTGTTGTTTCTATCCATCTGAATTTCATCAGCAATAATAAAAACACCCAACGGAGTATACTCAAATGTTCCGCTAGGTAGCTTTATTCCTATTTTAGGCTTAACAATCATTCCACGCTTTAAACCTTCAACTAAATGAATGAACTTAACTGTTATGTTATTTTCATAAGTAGAACCAATACTAAAAGTATCCCCAGTGTATCCGCCAGAGTCATAGTCAAATTGTTCAATATCAGTAGCTTTATAATCAACACCATTAACATTTACAACAATATCAAGCGTTCTTTCTGCTGACTGATAAGCCAATTTAGCTTCATTAGATTGTTTGTACAAGCTATCACCTCCTTATTGCTCAATCAAATCGAATTGTAGACCGTTCCAAGTATGTTCTTGAGTTTCGTTATTAAAACTCAACACTGGAGCGGTTCTATCTCCAACATAAAAAGTGCGAGTATTAATAGTTCCGTCCATAGGATCTAAATACTCACACTTAAAAAATTGTGGTTGAACTGCGTCTAAAATTTCCTTACATTCTTGAATTGTCAAAGGAGTCCAAGAAGCAGTTATTTTTCTTTTGGTAGCAACTCTATCACGATGCAATAAACCAGTTGCGTCACGAGTTGCCTTAGCGTCTATGTCTTGAATTAGCACCGTCATTTCCTTAGGGGCTTTGACCTTTGTGCCATTTATCTTCAAATAGTACATTCATACATTCCTCCAATTACAAATTCAACATGTTTCTGCCATTCTTTTGGTTAACAGAATTAATACCTTTAATAGCAGCAGTTCCAAGCTTATCGCTATCAACTTGCAATACAACTTCAAGCGGTTGATTTGTTTGTTGATTTTGATTTGTGCCTGTCATTTGCATTGCTTGAACTAAGGCATTTACTAGCAATGGTCCTAAGTTATTCAAACCAAAGCCTTGATTTGAGAAACTGCCTTGATTGTTATCTCTTCTGTTAAAGCTATCACTAAAACTCAATGTTCTAGTTAATTTGTCTGGCATTTGTAAACCATGACCGAAGTTAGAACTCATAAAGTCTACGGCTTGACTCATTAATTCAACTGCTCTAGGTACGTTTGTTAAAGGTATAACCATTTCTGGCTTGTTACCTTCTCCAATGCGATACATACCATCTCTATCAATTAAACCACCTAACTCATAACCGTGTCCGTGACCGATAACACTAAGCATACCAGTAGCGCCATAACGGTTTTTAGCATAATTGATAGCTGCGAGCATATTGTCATAGCCTTTCATGATATTGTGATGTCCTGGGAAAGCATAAGAGTTAAATGTTCCTGGTTTTGTTTGTAACAGACCAGTAGCATTACCATCAGCTAAACCGTCATTACCACCAATAGCATGCTCATTACCACCAGACTCAGTAGCAATCTGACGTAACCAAGCATTTACATAAGTTGCGTTAGTTGGTAAGCCATTCTTTCTCAAAGCTTTTTTCAAAGCAGAACGCCAGCCTTCAACACCAGGTCCATTTTGCTTTTCTGAACCGCCAAACTGTTGTAAAAGTTTCTTAGCCCAGTCAAACATACCTTTCTTTTCACGTTGCTTAGTTCCGTCTAAAATGCGTCTAGCACCGCCAGTAACACTTGAGTCGTCTGGAACAAATTTGTTGAAGATATAATCAATCAATTTACCAGGGTGTGTAATGTCGTCTAAAATCTCATCTAGTGCGTCTGTTACACCACTCCAGATATTGCCAAACCAGTTACCCCAATTTCCCCAACCGCTAAATAGGTTGCCAAAATCGAAATTAAAGTTAAACCCACTGAAATCAATTCCACTAAACAAGTTACTGAAATCAAGCTTAGCTAAATCACTTAAATCAAGGTTAAGATTATTCAAACCACTAAGATCTAAATCAAATGAACCGATACCACCAGCGTATTTCTTGATAGGCATTGAAACGCTTAGCCTTTCAAGCAATTCACTTGCGGTATCAGAAGCTTTTTTGACTTTAGTTCCTTTAGGTAACATAACAGGTAAGTTTCTTACGGCTGGGAAAATACCTTGTCTACCGTCTGGCAATTGGTAACTTTCACGGTAAACGTCGCCAGGTTGGTCGTTAACAATAGCAGGTCCACCAGGGTGATAATCAGTACCATTAGCCCAGAAAGACCAACTCATAGATCCAGCACCTACTTTACGTAAAACGTAATTAACACCGTCACCAACTTTATTAACGGCACTCTTAACAGGATCAACAATAGCACGCTTAACAGAGTCCATTGCGCTAGTAATTCTCCATTTGCTACCACGAATACCGTCAGCTATTCTGCCACCGATACCACTAGCCCAACTACCAATAGCGCTTAATGTTCCTGGCTGATGTTCACGTATCCATCTGCCAATATTGTTACCAGCGTTTCTAATTGTCCATGACGCATTATTAACACCAGAGTTAACATGTCCCCCAATGTTTGAAGCCCAACTTCTGAAACTGTTGTTAGCTGAATTGTAGAATGATCGAACCCAGGACGAAATCTTATTACCAGCATTTGTAGAATTGTTTCTTGAATTGTCAGAACCAGAATTTACAAAGTCGCCAATTCTTGAAGCCCAATTTCTAAAGGTCTTATTGGCGGACTCTCTAAAGTCGGTAGTCCATTCGCCAACCTTTTCGCCAGCTTTAGTAGCTAACTTCTTTCCTTTATCAACTGCTGAATTTACTTTAGAACCAATATTTCCAGCCCACTTTTGAACTGTCTTATTAGTGTCACTTATAAATCCAGAGAACCATTTGCCGACATTTTTCCCAGCTTTAGTAATTACCTTTTTGGCTTTAGTGATATTCTTATCTATCTTAGAACCAACGTCCTTAGACCAATCACTAGCTTTACCAGGTAAATCTTTAGCCCATTTAGTGATACTCTTACCCATTGTGGTATCTTTCAAGAACCAAGTAATAACACCTAATACAGGGCTTAACATAGCTGGTTTAATGTCAGACCAGTGTTTTTTAAGGAACTCAGAAACGTTGTCTTTAGTTTTGCTAAAGAATTTAAGTGCTTTGTTTCCAAAAGTACCATCTTTTTCAAAATAATCTTTTGTGCTTTCGATAGGGTGCTTGATAAATGAACCAATCTTTCCCCATTCTTCCTTGCACCATTTCCAAGCCTTACCTAAGCCTTCTGATATATGCTTAGCAATTCCATTTACAAACTCTCTAAATTTCTCATTATGCTTGTATAGAACCACAAGACCAGCAACTAAAGCAGCAATAGCAGTAACAATTAAGACAATTGGATTAGCATCTAACACTAGATTTAAAGCCGCTTGCGCTGCAGCAACTAGTTTAGAGTTCTTAACCCAAGTTAGCATATTTGAAGCAACGTTCTTAATTGCACTAGCCCCATTCTTGACTTTAGTCCAAGACATTGAAGCTATATCTTTAAGTACTGAAGCTCCTGTACTTATCTTTTCCCAAGTGATTGAAGCCATGTTCTTAAGATATCCTGCACCAGTTTTAACACCACTCCAAGACAATTTAGCGATGCTAGACATTCTACTAAAGCCTTCTTTTAAGTTATCAAACTTAACTAAAGCAGTAGCGCCTAAAACATCAGCAAAATCTTTAATACTCTTTATTACTCCTGCTGCGACCTCAAGTCCAAATAATGTACCTAAAGTAGCAGTAATTGTTTCAGTAGCCTTTTGATGTTTATCTATCCAACTAGATAAGCCTTCCAATGCAGCAGTCAAGAGTTTCAATGCTCCTGTAATTGCAAAACCAGCAACCTTAGCAATAGGAACAATGAAATCATTGTATAGCCAAGACAATAACGGTTTAGCAGCAGTAATTACACTATGAACAACTTTTAAAGCTGCTGCTAGTAAATCAAACCAATCTGGTAAATACTTAGTGATATAGAATTTTGCTAATGGTAGTAATACATGTTCATAAGCCCATGCTAGACCGTCCCACACGTCTTTTGTGACTGGTCTAATAGCTTTAAGCAAGTTATCAATAGACTTCAATAGCGGTGTGAAATCGAGTGTTTTAGCCCATTTAGCAGTATATCCAGCCATGTCAGCTAAGACTTTGACTATATCGTTAACCATACCTAATAATGTCTTAAATATTGATGTTCCTACATCGCCATGTTTCCATGCTTTATCAAATTGAACGGCAATATTTTCAACAATCTTATTTAGGTTAGTTCCTAATCTAATCAAATTACTAAATATGCTTTCACCAATACCAGAATTAAAGGCATTCCTAAACGATGTGGCTATGTCATGGATTAATCTTAAAACGGCATTTAAAGCGTCAAATTGAGATTGAATTAACTTAGTTCCAGCATCGCCTTTTTCCCAAGCTTGAGCAAATGCTCTACCAATATCGCCAATGATATTAAGTAAATCTGCATATAACTGTATCAAGTTCTCAGCAGTTTCTTTACCTGTACCATTCGTCCAAACTTTCATGAATGATTTACCAATATCACTAGCAACTCTTTCAAGCTCTTTCCAAGCGTATTTAGTAGCGTCTATTGCTACTTGTCCTTTAGCGTCCCAAGCTTCTTTCATAGGGTCGAATAACTCGCCTAGAACTTTCTTGAGCTTGTTAGCAAAGTCAATAGCACTTTGGAAAGCGTTTAGTGGAGCAGTAGCAAAGTTCAAAGCGTCTGGGTCACTAGCTCCACCATCTCCACCTAAATCATAATCATCAGTATCTGGAGCTGATTGTTTTTCCTGTGGAGTAAATTTCTCTAGTGGCTGTTCTTGGAACTTGCTATTATCCTTATTATCATCTTGTGACAATACGTTTAATTCATCAAATCCCATTAGAGATTGTTTCAAGTCTTCGTTAGCTTTCTTAGTAGCCTCAAATTCTTCACGAGCTTGTTTGTTAGCTTCTTTAATCTTAGCGTTTTGTTCTGCGACTGCTGCAGCACCTTGTTTGTTAGCTTCTGCAATTTGTCTATTAGCTTCTTGAACTGCCTTAGCTTGTTGTTGTTGAGCTTTTTTAACTGAGTCACTAGCCTTTTTAGATGCTGAACCAGTATCATTCATCGCCTTAATTTGAGAATACAAGCCATTAGCGCCACTTCTTGAAGCACTCAAACTCATTCCAGTTAAAGCACTAGTGAACTGAGCTATCCACCCAGTAACCTTTTCTAAAGCGTGCATTAAAGCATTGATAGCAGGTAAAGCCACACTATAGATTGGATAGAATGCAGTCATCATATTAACTTTGATGTTGTTAAGGCTTCTGCTAAATTCGGTATTAGTCTTTAAAGCCATACCAAAGCCTTTAGCCATCATCATTATTCCTTGATACATCAGAGTGAACACGACAATTTGACTAGCTAACAATCTAAGTGTAAAGCGTAATCTATTCAAGCCTTCATTTGTTCTGGATACTGCTCTACTAGAGTTGTTCATTGAAGATAAGCCCCTGTTAAAGTTGCTTATTGATTGTCTAGCACCAGATAAGCCAGACCTTAATTTCTTAAATGAATTACCTAGATTATTAACCTTAGTAGACTCATTACCTAAGTCAGTACTAATTTTAGATAAAGCAGAGTCTAGACCTTTTCCACGTTCTTCAACGTATGAGTAAGATTTAGCTAACTTGTCTTGACGTGCTATCAATCTATCAAGTTCTGCACTTTGCTTGTTATACTCACGAGCAACATTACTTACACTTCTTGTATTTCTACCATTTGAAGATTTAACTAAGGCATCGTAACGCTCTTTTAAAGCCCCAACAGATTTTCTTTGTTCGTTGATAGCCATTTCGTTACGTTCCATTGCATCGCTAATTTTCTTCAACGCACTAGGAATTTCATTAAACTCATCACGCATAGAGCGAGCTAAGTTTTCTGCTTGTGTCTGGTAACGTTTCATCTTAACTTGAGCGTCTTGGATTTGTGTATCAAATTTATAAGCCTTAATCTTATCGCTATCAGAATTACCTAAAGCATTCTTACGCATGGTTAACTCTTGAATTTGTCGTTGAGCATGTTTAGCTTGTGCCATTTTAGAGTTGATAGTATCAATTAAATCGTCCATTTCGATACGCACTTTTTCAGTTTGTGATCTAATAGACTCATCAATACCAAAATCAACATCGCCTTCAGTCGCTCTCATTCTACGTAAGTTCACTTGTTGCGGTGTTTCTGAATTTTGTCGGTTGAACTCAGCCCAATCTTCAGCAGAATTTTGGCGGTATTCTCTAATCTTGTCCATGTTCATTCTAGCTTCATCAGCTACTTTAGAATTGTTTTGACCGAAATTACCTGCAGAAGAAAACAAGTCTAATTGTTCATATTGATGTTTAACATCGCTTGTTGAGTCAGCTACTCTTCTGTTAGCAGAAACAACTTCATCAGACCAAGTCTTAATATTATCAGCAGTGCTATTTGCTGAGTATTTGGTCTGTTCATAGGCTTGTTGTTTTGTGTTTTCCGCTTGTGCGACTGTATCCGCTGAGCGTTGAGCTTCTTGGCTTACTTTACTCATAGAGTTAGACATCGCATTTTCGTATTCATTAGAAAATTGTTGAACTTTATCCATTAGGCTTTTGGTTTGCTCACTAACTCTACTAGCCATTTCTTGAGTTTTTTCAAAGAAATCAGAGTAGTTAGCCTTAAAGCGTACTTCAAGTTCTTCAAGTTCCACGTTACTCCACCACCTTTCTATAATTTATTTATTTTCTCTTGCGTGCTTAATTTTTTGAGCCTGTAACATCAATTCCATTTGGTCTTTCTTCCAGTCTGGAACAGGTTCTTCTTTAGGCTCAAAATCACGTAAGAATGGATATGCTTCTTCAGGACTAGGCATTTTGCTAGGTTCATTCAAAGCATAAGCCATTAATTGAGCTAGTTCATGGTCCATTCTAGCCCTTGTGACAATCTCTTCTTGTTGTCTCTTAGTGTTTGCCATTGTTTGCATCATGATTTCATCTAACGTCATATACCAGTACTCATCAGCCCTTATACCAGCCTGTACTGCTATTGGATAGATGTCTTCAAGCAACTCAGTAACACTGTTGTATGTTTTTAAAGAGTTGTTTCCTCTTCCGTTGTTGGTGCGTCCAGTGTTTCCGATTCCGAATTTGTCTTCGTATCCTTGCCCTTCTTGCCGAAAAAACCAGATTCCTCAAGTAATTCCATAACCACATTGAATAGTGATAATGTATCTCCACCGTTGTCAAAATATTTATCAAAGTTAGTGATAATGTCCTTGTCTGATACACCGTGTGTTTGGTTAGCACCTTGTAGGATAATCAATACTTCGTTGACTGGTGGCATTCTGTCCCCACCACGTCCATCAATAAATAAGTTCATGATAGACTTGCCTAAACGTTTTTCAATGCTTACTACAGACTTACCTGTTAATCGTAAATCTAAATTTAAATCACCTAATTTGAATTGTTTGCCTTTTTTCAATGCTGTAGCCATATTGCCACGCTCCTTTAAATAATTTTTTATTAGATTACTCATCATAGAAAAACCGTTTCTCAAAGCAACCTAAAAAAAGACTACAGGAGTCGAACCTGTAGCCTTTAACTTTTCTATTTAATTAGTGACCGCCGTCTCCACCTGGAGTAGCAGTAACACCAGTTGTATCAAAGTTAGGACCATCAGAAACAGTTACGTTCATGTTGAATTGAACGGCTGCGTTTGTAGATAATTGGTTTACATATACAACATAAGAACCTTTGAATGTGCATGTTAAACCATCTGGGTATGTTACTTTGAAATCGTGTTGCTTACGGTCTCCAGAATGTGCTTGTAAGTCTTTGAAGTTCTTGCCTTTGTAAACTAATTGGAATTGTAAGTTTTGAGCGCCTTGAATACCTTCAATTTGCTTTGTACGATCGTCTGCTAACGTTGTTACATCAATCTTTTGTGTATCTGCACCCATTTGTGGAATGGTACGAACATCAGCAACTTCAACAAATTCAGCAGTACCATTGAATTTTACTTCAACCTTAGTACCAGTACCAGCCAAGCCTTCACTTGAGTCAACTGTACCAGCAAAATTTTGTAAATTAAATTTTTCCATTAATTTATTCACCCTTTCTGATATACACGCTTGTTGATATTGTCTACAATTCCAGTGAATGTAATTGCTACTCTGACAACACCACTCAAGTCTTGGTCTCCAACAGTATTAGAAAAGCCCATAGAGCTAAATTTGTCTATGAGCTTGTTTGTTACATCAGTTAGAGAACCATTTTTATTAAATAAATCTATTGTGAAATTCCACTCTGTATCCGTTTCTTGACCTTTCCAATCTCTAACATAAGCATTATGAGCGGTTGAAAATACTGCAGTTGGAAAGGTAGTCATTTCATCTGGATACTTAGGTGAAACAACTTTAAAATAGTTTAAATCTCTCAAAGTTTTGTTTACGAGAGCTTTAACATTGTATATTTCCATTCTAATCACTCAACTCTCTAAATCTCTCATTAAGATTATTCTTGAAGATGTCTGGCGCTTCTTGAGCAACTTTCTCAATTGAAGGTGTAATGAATTGTCTAGCAATTTGACCGTTAGTCCGATAATAAATCTTGCCATTAATCTTAATTTTAGGCATTCTATAAAGCTCATTTAAATCAACGTCTACTTTATCAGCTGGAATGAACCACGGTGTTTGACGATAACTAATAGTAACGTTTTCTGGCAAATTTTTAGGGGACATTTCACCGTTTCTACCTGTACCAAATTCTCTATAAATCGCTACAGGGTCTACATTCCACCAACGACCAATGACTGAGTTATCACTCATCTTTATTTCATGTCTAAAGCTTCTTGCTAACTCTCCACTAGAATACTTAACACTAGATTGTAATTCCCTTTGTGCGTATCCTTCAGCTTTTTCAATAACAAGCTCTTGAGAGTCAGCTACAGAGTTCTTTAAGACATCTGGCAACTTATTTAGTTTAGATACCAATTCATCTAAACCATGTATCTCATAACTAATCATTGCTATTACCTATAATCTTTTCGAGCATGATATTTTTATGCGTTTTGTAGGTCTGAATAGAGATTATTTTATAGTCTGGTTCATTGTCTTTATCAACGAACAAACACACACCAACGTTCTCATCTCTATTCTCTGCAATATCGTCGCCTTGATATTTACAAGACTTAACATACTGTAGATTTTTACCGTATACTTGAGCGTTGACTGTTCCACCAGCATTTTGAACATTCATCTTAACTTCAACAGGTTCGCTCCAACCTACAATTTCATAGCCTTCATCGTCTGTTGTAGCTACTTTCTTCTTCAAATATACGGTAGTTAAATCACGTCTACGTAAACGCATGCTAAAGTCTCCTTGTTCTTACAACTCTGTAAGGATTAAGACTAGCTCTGATATTTGCTGGAATACCAGTTTCAAAATCACGCTCTACTCCACCTTCAACACGTTTAGTTTCGCCCTCATCATCTAGTTGGTTATACATAACAATTGCTAATCTTTTGGCAGATATAGCAACAGGCATAGTTAATCTATCTCTACCTGTATAGTCCAAGCATAGTTGAATAGCGTCATCAAAACAATCAGCTAGGACTTCATCACTAGACTCAACATCTAGCCTTTTATAAAGCTTATCTAACTGAGTTTGTTTAATCTCTTCTGGTGTCAATTAAACCACCTACTTTTTAGACTTTGTTTCAGTCTCTTCTTCAGTTTCAGTATCATCAACTAATTCTTCAAAAATGTCAGTTCTAAAGTAATCTTTAGCGATACTGAACTCAGTACCTTTTTCATAACGTTTGCCATTATGATAAACAGGCATATCAGAAATTACTCTAACTTTCATGTTGTTCCTCCTTAGTCAGGTAGGACTTTGCCTTGAAATACTTCATTAACCGCTGCGAATGCTGGTAAAGCAACTGCAGAAGCTTTTTCCCATGTTCCAATAGGATCTTTTGTTTCAGTGTAGATCATATCAAACACGTTGCCAGCGCTAGATGTGGATACATCGCCACCAAAGTAAGCTAATTCTTCTGGTGTTGGTCCGTAAACCTTGTTTCCCAAAATATCGTCATTCATCAATACAATGCGGTTTTCTGGGAAATAGCGGTGTTGCTTACCATTTACATCACGATATTTAGCATCGTATGTACGAATTACTGGTAAGCCTTGTGCTTGCATAAATGCGTCAAAGTCTGCTTGTCCTAAAACTCTAGTAGAGTTACCGTATACTGCTTGAATGATTTTAGGGTTGGTTGTGATGTGGCGGTATACCTTACGTGATGTTAAAGCACGAGTTGGAGCAACATCTAAAGTATCAGCCCAACGCACTAAATCATTTAAAATAGTTGCGTCTTCTGCGTCCCAAGTCTTAGATAATGCTTCTTGATGGTCTGTTGGAACTTTGTAATCAAGTTCAATGCTCAATGAACCATCTTCATTTTCTAATTTAGTTTTACCTGTTGCTAAAACGTCCATAGTCATCTTTTCAACACGAGCTAAAATACCTTGATTTAAAGCGTCAAAGTCTGCGTAAACTTTGCTCTTCAAGTAGTTCAATTCTGCTGGAGTACGTGGATTTAACATAGCGTATAAATCTTGTTCCTTGATTTGCATCTTACGCTTGATTAATGCAAGTTCTAGTGCAGTCTTTTCAGCTTCACGACTACCAATTTCAGATTCTGCATCAAAAGCTGATACACTAGCGATAACAGGAACACGAGATTGACGTGATAGTACGTCTAGTTTTAAAGAATTAATTTTTGTAGCTGGGAAAAGTGTATCCCCTAGCATTTCTGGATATTGACGATTACCTGTGTAATCAATTAAATCTGATTGTGTAAACAAATCATTGATTGTTGTCATTAACTTTCACCTCTTATAAATTATTCAGCCGCCTTATCAACGAACTTGATTTCTTTTAGTGCAGTAATTGCTGTTGTTTCTGGTGCTTTTGGTAAAGCCTTAGACTTGATATAGCCTTCAACAATAACTGGTACTGGTTGTGGTCCATTAGTTACATCAACTTCATCTAAAGTAATACCAATTGCCTTAGCGTCGTTTGTAGGATATACAGAACCTGCTGGAACTACCTTACGTCCATCTTTGCCAGTAACAACTGCATAGTTTGTACTATCTACTTGTTTAGTAAAAGAAATATAATGTGACGATGCTAAAAAGTTAGTTTCGTTAACTTTAACATCAGCGTTAACATAAGCCATTTTATGACCTCCTTATTATTTTGTACTCCAGAAGTCTGATGTTTTTCTGGAATTTTGTTGATTAAATTTGTCCGCTACTGTTTTACCAACAGAAGCTTTTGTTTTGGAACTCTCATGATAGTTGCTAGATGTATCACCCAAGCGTTTGTCTACTGCTTTTTGAACAGAAGCAAAGAAAACATCGTGTAAGTTATCATAAGCCTTGTCTAGTTCTTCTGTATTGGATAACAAATCATTACCTAAAACAGAAATTAAACCAGCTGGCATATCATCTTCGCCAAATTTTTGAAGAATATTAGAGCGATTTTCAACAATTGTAGCCTTACGGTTAGCTTCATCTAGTTGCGCTTGCAATTGTTTCTTATCGTACTCAGCCTTTTCCAAATCAGTCATAGAGTTGTAATCTCTTTTACGCTTAGCTTCTCTTTTGGCTTTTTCATCGTGAGTTTGAATAGCCTTTTGAATTTTCTTATCCAAAAAAGAGTCTAGCTCTGATTGTGTTTTAAATACCTTAAAAGGCTCTGTTTCTTCGTTTGTAGGTTCATCAGTAGTATCAGTATCTGTAGCAGTGTTTTCAGCTCCTGCATCTTCTGAACCACTTTCTCCACCGTCTGCGAATGCTTGAATATCAAATAAAAATTCATCTAGTTGTACTTCATTTAAATCCATATAAAACACCTTTCTAGCCCACAACACGCTCAAAACGGCATAAAAATAACGCTCTACACACACTACAAAAGCCCATGTAAAACGTCTGATAATTCCTATTTAGTTTTAAGCACATCATACACTTATTAGATTTAGATAGTTTAACGACTTGTCCAGGTCAGAGCATTATAAAATCATACTCAATAAAATAAATACTATTGCTATAAATCCTATGATAGTTAAACACCCACAACCACAACAGTTATTCATCAGCATTACCACCTTTAACAATCTTTTCCCAATCTCTATAGTTTTTTGTTTGGTCTAATTGAAACTCCTTTGACCTATCAGCAGTCCTAGCAGTTCTAGTACCTGTATACGGTGAGTTCTTGAGATAGATAGTAGCTACTGTTCTACAAAAAGGGTGGAACGGTGGATAATTAACACCAATAGTAGCTTCTGAAACATCAAAAATCTTACCGTCAATGCTACGGCAAATCTTACTTGTGCGATTATCCAAGACCGCTACAAGTTGATACTGTTTGACGTTTCTTTGTTTCCATGACTCCAACTTAGTTTTGTTGTAAAAGAAATTGGCTTCTGTTCTAATCAATCTTGAAGCTTTATATCTACCTACATCAAAACGTTCTTGTATCCTGTTTATCATTTCCCTTTCAGTCATGCCAGACATTTCACGAGCAGTAAATAGTTCCTTTAGTTTCTTAGCTAAGTCATCAGTGTTTTTCCAGATACGTTTTGAGTATCTAGCGCCTTTCCATTGAGTATCTAGTGCCTTTTGAACATATTCATTAGGTAGCTTCTTAACAGTTCTAATTGGTTCATCTGGTGTTACATCAACCTTAGCGACTGTTTTAGATGTCTTAGGATTAACAATTTTAACTTGTTTATTTTTAATATCAACCTTAGGAACATTTCCTTTAGGATATAAGTCATAATCTTTTCTAGTCTGATAGATTATGCTTTCTGTTTCTGCCTGTTCCCAAGCCCTGTTGATAACTTCTGTATACAAGTCTGTATTTTGTTTTAGCTCAATAGCTCCAGCTTGCTTAGCAGATATATAGGCTTTAAGTTGTAGTTCATCTAGCCTTGTTATTCTACTTTTAGCTGATACTTGGTTAAGATATCTTACAACTAAGTCTCTATCTTCTTTGACTGATATATCATCAGCTAAAGCCTTAAGTGTTACTAACTCACTGGGTGATATCCTAGTGTTTAACACATCTTCGATATACTCTTCTGATGTTTCTTGAGAAAAGTATCTATGATAGAGCCTTGATGTTTCTGACGTTAGATAGTTCTGAGCTATCGTGTAAGCTCTATTGATTACTACTAGCTTTTCAGTGACATCATCTTGAGTCTTTTGTTCTTCTTCGATTTGTCTAATCTGCCAGTAATCAAATTTGCTAAGATTATATTTCATACTCATCAACAACTTTTATATAGTCTGGATACTGCTTAGCTAACTGTTTGATAGAACGCTCAAAGCTTTTGAGTAGGACATACGTATCTCTATCATACCAACAATCAAAAGTAGCGTTATAATTTCCATCTTCGTTACTATAAACGTGTGATTTTGAATTGTAGATAGTATGTTGTACTAGTGCTGATACTGCAGAACACACAATATCTTTGCCTTTAGGTGCATAGTTAGCATGACCTATAACTTCAAGTCCCACATCAGATGTGGACGATTTACATATCGTTACTATTATCATCGCTAACATCTCCTTTGCTATCATCAACAATCTTATCTGGTTCTTGCGATGCTAAAGCTTTTTGCTGAAGACTGATGTTGTCTTCTTTTTCCTTATTCAACATATCAACAAGTTCTTGTGGATCGTTTGTGCCAGGTAACCAACCCAAAGCAATCAATTGTGGAATTACACCTTCTGCATTCTTGATGTTATCAATAATATTACTCATGTTGACTGGAATGTTAGGGTTAATTGTGATGTTAGCCCCTGTACAATCAACTTGGTTTCCTTTAATGTTCAAGAATGTTTGTACTAACTGTAATCTTCGTCTGATACCACGAGTCAAGTACCTTTGCTTTGTAGCTAGTGTTTGAAGTAGTCCGATAAGCTTGTATTTCATTGCTTCGCCACTAGTCGTACCAGAAAAGTTTTCGTCATTTAAGTTAGGTACATAAGTCGTTTTGTGTATGTTATCTTCAATTGCCTTAGCTAAAACTTGTGTATCTGACTCACTCAAAGTCTTTGTTAAGTACTCAGCAGTTACACCGTCTTGACCTTTACCAGCAGGAAACTCAAGTACACCATCTTTAAGGTTTGCACTATCATCAAGAGTAGCACCGTAAATAGCTAGAATAGCGTCAACGAACTTGTTTTTGTCTGTTAATCTATCTGATTGAAGTCTGTTATAAGCGTCAATCAAAGTGATAGCTTGCTCAAAGTCTCCTTGTTTCTCTTCGTTGTTTCGATAAGCCACAACTGGAACGTCTTTGAAGTAGTGCTTAGTAGTTGATGTATAAGCGATGTTACTATCGCCTAGTATGCTACCTACCTTAGTTCGATAAGTGATAATACTTTTCTTTGTGAAAATCGTTATCAGATATCCATTACTTGCACCATTTAAATCATGCTTTTCTTGATAGTAAATAGCAAATAGTGGGTTATGGTCTAAAGTATCATCAGTAACAACGACTATCCCTCTAGGGTCAATCTTGCCTATCTTAACCTTAGATACACCATCTTCACTTTGAACGTATAAAAGTTCATAAGCACAACCAAATACAGACAAGTCTTTCTCAAGTTCCGTATTGTGTGCGTCAATATCCATGTCTTCAAACGTATCAAGAACAGGCTGAATGTTTTTGCCTTTACCTGGTGCAATCGAAATAGGGTTACCAGTGGTAAAACCAACCATGATATCAGTAATATATTTAGCGTTGTTTACCATGACTTTAGTATCTTTGCTATCGTTCTGATTGTAATCAAACGATGAAATCTTTTTGCTTAAAATATCTTGATTGCCTTCATAGTAATCTTCAAGCTTGTCAAAACGTTCAATACGTTTCTTTTGTTGATTAATCGCATAGTTGATTACTTCAAAACTAGGATTAGACTCATCGTCTAGTAAATCTACATCAATTGATACTTCACTGCCACGCTCAGCAGATTTCAGTAAGTTTGTTATCTCCAAATAATCACCTCCAATAAATTTTTATAACCAACTAGGTCGCTTGGAACTTTTAACCGCCCTGTTTAGATGTGCGTTGTATACTGCGTATCTCATAGCGTCCATTACGTCATCATGTAGTTTTACAGGTAAGCCAGACTTTTCGTCCCAAACATACATGTAAATTTCGTTTAGGAACTCATCAATTTTATCTTGATTTACCTTAAATTTTCCTTGTTTTATCAGTGTCGCTACAGACTCAATACCACTTAGGATATCCTTTTTAGCGTTATAACACTTAAAGCCTTCTTGTCTGAACCTAGCAACGTGTTCTGGTCTAGCACTATCAGCCCAAAAGATTATGTCGCCATACTTTTGTTTGATACGCTTAGCAACGCTCACCCAGTAATCAATCTCTTGATGTTGTGCAGTATACTCACGCACTAAGTATGTGTTTCCTTGTCTGTCATCACCTAAAATAACAATAGAGCCTTTATGCTCATAGCCCCAATCGACTCCTGCGTAATAGCTCAAGTTGTTAGGAACATCAGCATCAGACACAAGCATCGTATTTTTATCAAAGTCTTGATATACCATACCTTCACTACTAGCCCATAAGCCTAAGATACTTCTGTCGTAAAACATTCCACTAGGTGTACCAGCTTTCTTTCTTTCAATGTAAACAGGGTCTAAAAAAGTGTTATCGTCCATTGTAAAGTGAAAGCTTATGATACCAGCTTTAGGGTCTGTATTATCGATGTAGTTTACTTTCAGATAGTGAGTTGGTACGTCTGGGTTTGTATCGCCAATCACTCTAGCGCCTTTAGCAGAACAACGGTTTAGAATTTCTTCAAATACTTCTTGAACTGCTAAAGAAGCTTCATTAACGTAAGCACCGTAAGCGGTCGAACCACGAATAGCACCAAGTCCAGCAATTGAGCCTGTAAAGGTTTGTACTATTTTGACTCCAAACAACTTAAAGGAATTATGTTTATCAAACTTAAAACGCAAGCCATACTTATTTGTAAGTTCCTGTAGTACGTTGTTTTGTAGTGATTTACTAGAGTATCCAGCCAGGATATATAAAGGTTCTGATACACCGTCTATATCTGCTTGCTTTCTAACTCTCCTTAGTTCCATCAAAAAAGCATCGTTGTCTACTACAGTTTTACCAGCACGAACTGCACCATAGTTTATCATCAAGCGCCAATCATCACGTTGTAAAGCTTTCAGAACTTCAATTTGTTTTGGAGTATAAACATCACTTATCATGTTTATCATCTCCTTTTACAGTATCATCAATCTTATCCAATAACTTAGATACTTTGTCTTCGACTTCATCATCAGTACCAGACATAAGCTTGATTTGTGCTTCTGTTCGTTTGATTTCTGACTTAGCTTTCTCAATCTGTGCTTTAGTCAAGTTCTCTTCAAGTTTACTTGCATGGATATCAGCATACTTATCTCTCCAGTTGTTCTTTAACCAAAAAATAATCGCCGTTGTATTTCCTTGCGTTGCTTTCTTAAACAGTGCATTCTCAACGATAAAGTTAGCTTGCTCTTTGCCAACTTTTAAAGCCTGTCTAATCTGACTGTGATTACTTTTCCAACGCTCCAGTGTTCTGGGTGCTACACCGATGTTTTCAGCGATTTGTTCATCAGTCAAACCATTACGTTTCCAGCCTTGAAGCAATAACAGGTTTTCGTCCTCTAACCACTTTTGATATCTGCCAGTTGCCACAAACTAACTCACCGCCTTTCTCTGTAATTCCTTGTGTTACTTATCTAACTTGATTTCTTCGTTGTATTTATGTTTGTAAGCATCGAAATACATTTCGTTTTTATCTCCATTGTAGGTTACTTCATAATACATACCATTGCTTACTGTAGTTGATAGCAAAGCTTTGTTATTTTGCAGCGTTCTGTTTAACCACACAACATACACATCGCCTGTACTGATATGTACTGGTCGATCGATACTGTTTAAATTCATAAAAGTATTAGTGTAATCAACTACTTTCTCCTTGCATAACTGTATAAATTTGTCGTTATCCATTAAACTCACTCACTTTCTTTAAACTAAAAAACACCCTTAACTTTTTGTTAAGAGTGTTAAAGTTCTTCTTCGTGATTTATCTATACTATAGTATAACATAGTAGTTGTTTCCTTTGTGTTTCTGTTTTGTTTCCTTATGCAATTAAATTCACTGTATGATATAAAACAAAAAAAGTTCTAACTTTTCAGCTAGAACTCAACTAAGAAGAATAAAAAAATAATAGTAATAGGTACTCATAATAAAGCATTAAGATGTGATGTCGTCAATCTGCTCAATTAATCGTTCTGATCCTTGATACGCTAAAGCAAACTTATAAACGGCAACTTTTAACTTTCTATAGTAGGACTTACGGCTTTCTCCATATCTAATCATGACATCAGTACGGTTCAAATCTGTTTGTACAAAAGCATCGTACAAGCGTCTACGGTTTTCAGTATCAAGCTTGTTAATAGCTTTAACGATACATGAGACTTCATTTTCTGCATCTACATGTAGCATAACCATGTCTTCAACTTGTTTTGATACTTTGTTTGTTTGAGAGTGCATCTCAAGTGTATATGAAGCCGTAACTTTAGGACTGTAGTCTGTGTGAGATAGCAACACTAAATCGTTGTACTTATTAAGCAACGCATACGCATTCTTTACAGTCCTGTCAAAATCGATATTAAGCAAACCATTCACCTACCATAGAAAAATGCAGAAGTGGAGATTTGAACCCCTACAGCCCTTAAAGCTCTTCTGCTATGCAATTATAAAAAACAAACCTTAAAAGGAGTTGATCTTAATTATGAAAACTAAGTCAAAAAAAGAAATTGTTAACTTTCGGTAACTATATAATACAATGGGGGAACTTTTTATTCATGCTTTTATATATTATTTTTCTGAATAATTTCTTCAAAAATTTTATCGTGTTCTGGGTAAACTTTTATAAAGCCCTTGTATCTGTAAAGCCTATACCCCTGTAGTATTTTACCATTCCTAATGTACTTTTTATCAAAGTTTGTGTTGCCAATTTTAAAGTGTCTGCATGTCTTTTCGATATTATCAAAAACAATAACTTTACCATCTTTAATTGCATATACACATCTTTTTAGAAAAGCGTATCTTTGATAAATCCACTTAACATCTAACCTTGTAAATAGTTGATAAATGTTAATCACATCATACTTCTTATCCAATTCCTCAAGCGTCATACCACTTTTAATATCTTCAATAAGTTCATCTCTTCTGGGTAAGATTTTATCAAAGTTCTTGCTATGATACACACGACTAGTGCGATGCGTTCTTGCGTGTTTTCTGCGAAACTTAACAACAACAGACCAAGCTTCTTGTATAGTCTTGTTTTTAGGTAAATCTTTAGGTGTTTCTAAATCGTCAGACCATTGGCTTATAGGCTTGTATGTTTCACTTAAAATTGTTACTGCCGTTCCTAACTTCATCATCTTAACCACTCCTTATATAATTAAATTTTTATTTTTCTCTTCTCAAATCTATCAGCAGACTTTACAAGGTCTACTAACTCATCAAGCGAAGATACACGCTTGTATGTTGTATAAGTTGCTTCAATATCTTCTGTTGCTAAAGAATTTACCAAAGCATAGTACAGACCTATAACTGTTTCTTTGTGCTTTCTAAAATCTACTATTCGCTTAAATTTGAAGCTTAGCATAAGGAATACTAACTTAGCTAAAGCAATAAGCAAATTACCTACTACCACGCATAGCACTATGAGCAACTTAGTAAGCAACGTTATCTCCTTTCTCAACAAAATGTCATAGGTGTACTTTCCATCAAAATCTTGTGTGTACTCAATCGATACATAGGTTTTAACTCTACCTATCAATCCACAGTAACTTGTCTTAACAAGCAAGTAATCTTTGCCGTTATACATAATTCTTTTCTGCATAAAATCACCTAGTTTCCAGGATTAAACCTTTTACCTTTTTTGCAATCGTCATATCCTGCCTTTATAGTCGTAAATGTGACTATCATCTCTATTGTTTCTAACTTCAATCATTCTCTAACCACCTACACAAACAGTATTGCTACTGCTGATATAATCAAACCAAATAAACCAAAGCCCATAACATCAACCACCTTGTCATCATCACTTTTCATACAAAAGAAAACAGTTAGTTGAAAGGCTAAAAATAAAACTAGCATTACTGCCAAACAAATAGTTTTCGTATTTAACAAAATCATGTATAAATCTCCTTACAATATTTTATCTAATCGATTAGAACGCTCTACCTTACTCTCAAAAATAAGTGACTGCTCAAGAATTGCAGATATAGAGCCAAAGCATAGGCTGAATTAATGTTTGAAAGGGACTTACATCTCACTTTCAATTATTTAGTAGCTATTTCCTATGCTTTCAAGTAGTGAACAATAGCCAGATTCACTAAACCCTGCCACGCTCTCAAAACGTGTGATAGTCTCAAATCATGCTAATACAGGGTTGATAGTTACAGACAGATACGAAGAATTTACGAAGGTCTGAACCTTCTTTCATAATTTTTTTGCTCAAAATTTACTGTCTGTAACTTGTGTATTTAAAAGAAAGTCTGGTTTCGGTAGTAATACTGCTAAATTGCTACGATATAAAATAATGAGAAAGGAAAATTCCACCTACCTTTTTAATAAATTTTGTTGTTTTGTAGTTCATCAACAATATCACTACCTATGACTTAGCACCCTTTGACAGATACTAAGCCTGATTCGATTCTTAAAATCGTTACAAATCAATCTAACTCGATTCTGCCTAAATGTTTCATAACGATACTTAAAATCTTTCCAATTTTTTCAAAATCAACAAATCTCAAGTAATCTTCATCTTCAATTTCCCAGTTATCTCTGTCATAGTCATACCGTTTGATAACTATAGTGTTATCTAGGTAGTAAATTTTTAACTTATCTAACATTGTTTCATCAAAATTATCGTCATCATTATAACAATCTGTAAGATCAACAGCGTCAATGAATAAATTGTTGCCCATTCCATATTCAGATCGAAATTCACGCTTTAGTTCTTTACACATATTCTTAATATTTTCATTCATCTTACATTCTCCTTGTTTCAGTACAATTTATAAGCTATCAGTGCAATTTTTACTGTTTTTGCACCGATAAATTACACTAAGTCTGCATAAGCTAATAAATATTCTCTTAATTCGGATTCATCTTTCATTCTGAATTCATTAAAAAACATACCACTTTTTGAAATATGAATTTCACTTTTAGCCATACCACCAGGAATTGCTAAAATATATGGATTATCTAACTTACTACCCTTTTCTCGTTCTAAGAATACAACGAAGAAATCAACTGGATTTTCTTGTTTATGTTTAGTTCTATTTCCATGAGCGCACCATTCTTCATTACCTGTTTTTCTAATATGAATACTAGAATACTTAACGTCTATCCTTAGTTTCTTTAGGTCAAAGTCATAGTCTGGGTGATTTCTTACCCAGTAATCATTTGTTGAGATTGCTTCTGGAAATATTTCATTGAACTTCTTTTCAGCCAATCCACCAAATCTAATATTTGTTGAACCATAATCGATTTTGTCATTAATTTTTAATACTCTAGCCTTAGTTAAAGTTAAATGTAAGATACGTTTATTCATCTTGAATTTAGCTGCTGTTTTCATGAAATTTCCTGTTTCTTGATAATATCCAATTATTTCATCAATACTTGCCATTTTTATTCCTCCCAATGAACTCCCAATAAATCAGCTACTTCTTGATTCTTAGGTAACTCAATTACTTCTGAAAAGCCTAAATAATTATCTGTATCATTTCTAATAAAAAATGCTCTAGTAGCTTTCCTTGATAAGCAATCACATTGAGTTATTGAACCATTCATTCCACGAATAGACATGTTAAAAATCAAAAATGGAATTGCTCTATCTGATAATTCTTCTGCTTGATACCAATATGCTCGTGGGTCATAGGTAAAGGTTGAAGATGTTAGAACTTTAATCAATGGATTATCAGTTTCTGGACGTTTGTATAAAGGATTTTTTAATCTATCGTTATACCATTTAGCAATTAGCATTGAACCAGTACCTGCTGCAGGCTCGTAATAAGTACTATTATCTTTTCCAACTAATTTAGCAACTAGATTAGAAATTGAAGTAGGTGTGAAATCTTGTTTCTTTGATTTTCTTTCAGCTTGTTCATCTCCAAAATATTCTTGAAACCATTCATAACTCATATCAGTTTCAATCTCTAAAAACTTCTTAAATGTTTCTTCACGCTTTTTAGGATCTAACATTAACTCCATCATTTTTGTTGGAGCTTTAAAAGCGTCATCTATACCCAATAATTTATTAACTGTTTTTACATCAAATTTCATTTTTTGATTCTCCTTAATTTAGTGATGATAGGTATCTCATAATTTGATCGTTATCTTGATTTTCCAATTCACTGATTAAATGCAAGTAAACCTTTTGTGTTGTTGCTATGCTTGCATGTCCTAAGCGTTTAGAAATACTTGGAACTGAAACTCCTGTACTTAGTAATAGCGATGCATGAGTATGTCTCAAACCATGAATTGAAATCACTGGAATACCTAGTTTCTTACAATGTCTTGCTAAGCGATGATTAGGTGTTGAATTACATACTGGACCATTAACAAAAATAGGTTTGTCTTTTGGCATATCATTTATAATTGCTTGAAATCTCATAGCCGTTTGATAATCAATTGGAATTGTTCGCATGGAACTTTTATTCTTTGTCGGTTGGAATCCACCATCTTCTTTATAGTTCCATGTTTTATTGACTGTTAAAGTAGATTTCATAAAGTCAAAATCAGCAGGAGTAAGACCTAATGCTTCTGAAAATCTTAATCCAGTTTTAGCAATTAATAGAATCAGCCAGTCCCAGTTGATACCGTGGTCTAAATCTAAATCTTCTAGCAGATTATGGACTTGATATTGGTCTAAATATTTTTGTTTCTTCTGTCTAGGTTGCTTACCCTTGAACACTACTTTTCTAGTTGGATCACGTTCAATTAAATCTTCATCAACAGCATCCAAAATCATTCCTTTGATTTGATGATGAAAATCAACTACTGTTTGTTTCTCGTGATACTCTGCATAAGCATTCAAAATACGTTGATAAGTACTTCTGTTAATATCTTGTAGTTTGATATCAGATGCTATTCTTTTAAGCCACTTCGCATTATTCAAATACTTTTCTAAAGTTACTTTTCTAACTGAACCACGCTTGTACAAATCTATCCAATTATCAAAGTAATCAATCAGTAAATCATCTTTAGTAAATGTTTTTACTTTTTGCAATTCTCAATATCTCCTTAAACAATTAGCTTTTTTCACAATAAATACATTTCCTATTTGGGGTTAATAACAATGAAATGAATTTTATTTGATTCGTATTGCCACAAGTCTTACATTTTATGTTGATTTTTGTTGAATTTTCTAAAACGTAATCATCAGCAGTCATTTCAAAATTAGGGTTATTTGCTTGAATTTCCTTGAATTTTAGCCTGTCACTTTGTATCTTGCATCCTTTACATTGTCTATCTTTATTTATCCATAAAGATTGCAATCTTAGATTTTCAGAAAAACCACAGGCCTTACACTTCAAATTGATTATTGATGATTTGCTCATGCTTTCATCGTCAGCAGTCATTTCAAAATTAGGATTTATTGATTTTATTTGTTCAAATCTATCTATCCAAAAATTTTCCGTTCTTGAAGGCATGATTTTGAAATCTGGATCTTTACCTTTTATTGGTTCTCTAAATTTTGTCATATCTTAGAAACACTCCTCATAATTTGTTGATTATCTCTAACTCTTTCCGTTTCCAGTCTATGAATATAAACTTCTCTAGTTACTGAATCGTCAACGTGACCTAATCTCTCAGCAACAGCACGACTATCAATACCTTGACTAACTAGATAAGTTGCATGTTCATGTCTTAATCCATGCAAAGTTATAACTGGAACTCCTGCGTATTTACAAGTTTGTTCAAGTTTGTTATTAAGTGATGAATTATATTGGAATCCTTTAATTGAACCAAAAATACTTTCATCTTTATCAGCTCCTTTAGAGTTCCTATGAAATAGGAACAACACCATCTCATCTACTGGAATTGTTCTAATCGAATATTTATTTTTGGTGCTTTTAAATCTTCTTGAAAAATTTTCATCATAAGCACCTTTCTTATAATCCAAAGTTTTGTTAATAGATATTGTTTTCTTCTCAAAATCAATATCTTCTAATGTTATTCCTAAAATTTCAGCGTATCTCAATCCTGTTTTTAACAGAATTAAAAAGAAATTCGCATAAGATGAATTCAAATGTTTTAAGGCATCTACTAACTTCTTCATATCATCAAGTTCCATAAACTTGGCTTTCTTCTTATTGGTTACTACACCTTTAGGAATCTGAGCGTCATAAGTGACATCTCTGTCTGTCAGTCCATCTACGTTATAAGCTCGTTTCAAAGCCCAAGCTAATTGACGATGAAAATCTGTTATAGTAGCTTTTTCATGATTTTTGCCAAACTCATTTAAGATTTGTTGATAATCATTTGCGTTCATATCTTGCAAATACAAATCAGGACAAATTTTTTTCAAGTGTCTGTGAGTTAAACAATATTTGTTATACGTTCTTTCTCCTACTTGATTAAGTTTGTATGTGTCTACCAAGTTTATGAAATAATCAGTGAATAATATTTTCTTTCTCCTACCCAACTCAATCACTTCCTAAATTCTTAGTTATCTTTTTTATCTTTTGATCTAATTCAATCTGAGCTACTCTAGCTTCAAAAATATCTTTGTTTTGTGAGCGTAATTTCTTAGTGTTCAAAACACTGTTTACTCCTTTTCTAATACAAGCCAGGTTGTTAATATCAAAATTGTCTCTATTTCCATCTAAAAATGTAACTACACTATCTTTAGGGACTGGACCGTTATATTTTTCCCAAATTAATACATGTTTTAATTTCCATCTTTCATATCGTGTTCCTGTTGTTTTGACTTTAACCATTGTGTAGCCATCGCATTTATATTCACTGCCTAGCGGTTTTTCATTAAGTGATTTTTGACCTTTTTTGAACCAACCTTTTTCAGAACCAGGGAATCTTAAACCTTTCATTCCTTTGTTCCAAGCTTCATTACCTTTTTTGAATTGAGCGTTAATACCGTTGCGGATTCCATGTTTATAACACGTTCTTTTCATAGCGTCTAAATTCCATTCAAAGCCTGGAAATTCTTGTTGAAACAATTCAAAAGTTTCTTTCCACGGTCTACCAGGAACATTTTCTTCTAACCAATTAATCATCTTTGGACTCAATTTTCTTGACATCTTTAACCTCCAACACTTCAGGAGTTTTAACATCTCCAGTCATATCAGCTCTTAGTTGCATAACTCTAAATTGCAAATCAGCGCTCTGAATAAGCTTGTCTGACACTGTACTGATTGCTTTAGCTCGTTTTAATTCTTCGTCTAGATTCAAGCTATCATCATTCAAACGTTCTAATTGTTCAAACAAAATATTATTCAAATCTTCCATTTTGTTTCTTACCATTTAATCAACTCCATTAACTTTAATTTAATATCGATATTAAGCGGATAATGGGACTCGAACCCATGCTTCCAGATTGGGGAATCTGACTGTCTGCCATTGACTTATACCCGCATAATTACCACTCAAATGTGGTAATATCTGTTAATTACTATTTTCTACTTCTTCTTGTTCTGTTATCTTGTGATTCGTACTGATCGACATAACAATCAACATTTGCTTTAGCATAGGTTAGAATAAAAATCACAACTAGCTCAATAAGCCACATACCAAATGTTTCAAAATCAAAGAAATAAAATATTCCTAAAACAAACGTTATAGTATTTGCAAAAATTGTAATAACCAGTAAACAAGTTAATAACTTACTAAGTGTTTTCATCGCTCTTGCTCCTGTTTAATTCTTTCTCTTCAAGTTTCCATATCTCTTCTTTAATCTTTCTTTCTAACAATTCAGCATCAACAATGTCTTTTGAATAAAATGAAATCAAAAATATTGATATTTCGTATAGAAAACATTGAAGTAAGTAATCATCAAAATGGAATGCACTTATAATTATTGTTATGACTATTGCAAAAACTGAAATAATCATTAACCAACCTAATAATTTACTCATTATCTTCATCTTCTGCATCTCCATCTAGCTTATAATCAACAATTAGCTTAGCTTTGACTAATGTATCTCCAACAGAACTATAACCTTCAGCCAATGTTTTTAAAGTGGCACAACATGGAGTAAGAATTTTTGCATCGCTTAAATCTATAAAACAATATCCACCGTAGTGGTTATCTTCAGCAACTAAAATAGGTGTTCCTGATCGTGAAAATACATTACCTACTTGGTAGACATCATTGTTTTCATAAGCTACATTTTTACGTTCAATTTCCATTTTTAAATCTCCTTTAAATTCCTATAAAATCTTCAACATCATAATCAACACTTTGCATCACGTCATAGAACTCAACTATCTTCTTACCTTCGCGATTAGTCCTTTCGTGCCTTGTGTTGACGTTTTTAGTCAATCCATAAATTTTCATTTTAAAATCGTTAGCTCGTGGCACTACTACTTCAACTGGAACACCGTATTTTCTAGCGAACAAATTAAATCTCAGCTTGGCAGCAGTATCAGCTCCAAATTGCGTATTAATGCTTGTTTTTACATCATATACATGTTTTATTTTTCCGTAATTATCAAAAATTACAAAATCTGGAGTATAGCTGATTCTGGATAAATTCACACCGCCTAAAGCAACTTTGTCTTTAATCACATAACTAGGGTGTACTTCGTGCTTATAGCCACTTTCTTTAACAAATTTTAGGTAGAAATTTGCTTCTTTTTGACTATCAAAAGTAAAACTACCAACCGTTACTTTTTTTGCTATATGGTTCATTTTGACGCTCCTCTAACGTGATGTTTTTCTTCAAACTTTTGAATAATTTCTTCTTTTCCATCTTTTTTGCCTTTTTCATAAGAAATACTGCAAGATTCATTGATAGCAGTCTTAGCTTCCTCTATTTTCTTATCAAAAATTTCAGCAGCTTTTTGAAAACTTGTAACGTTCTCTCCACTCTTACCAGTTTCTCTAGCCCACGCTACAATTGCTCTTCCAAAATCAGTAAAATAACGTCTCCTTTCTGTATGTTTACCGTTTTTATTAATTCCTAACTTCTTAGCTAAAATAGCTGTGTTATGACTATTATCAGTAATATAATAGTTTTCATCTAATTTGATATTGATACTCATTAAGTACACTCCTTAAGCTAGAATTGTGATTTTTCCTTTTTTAATTTCATCTGATAATTGGTCTCCCAAATATTTTTTGATATTTAGGATTGCTTGATTTCTCCAAGCTCCACCATCAGCTTCAAAAATTGCTCCTTTTGGTCCATCTTTCATTCTAAAGATAAACTTACTTTCAGGCTGTTCCACTTCAACAAAAGTACGATAAGGTATTAGAGTTACTGGGTTAGGAACTTTAACATCTGCTGCTGATGCAACTCCCGTTTTGATTGTTACAGCTTGACTTACACCATCATCACCAGTTGTTTTTACGTTGTCTTCTTTGAGATTTCCAACGACCTTTAATAGAATTTCACGATCAGGATTTTTAACAAAGATTGATTGCAATGCAACGTTAAACTCTTCCATATCATAAAATCTGTCAAACCAAAAGTCTGGTAGAATAGCCTCAGCTATTGCTAATTCTTCACGTCTGCCATCAGGCTTTAATGTGCTAACTAAATGTACAGATTTGTGACTAGCTATGTGTAGATATAACTTCTCGTCTGTTCTATCCAAATTAGATTTAATGTAATCTACCAAGCCTGATAAAGTGTTAATTTTCAACGCATTTTCAGCTAGATATCTAAGTGCTATATATTGTGGATTACCATTTTCATCAATCACAAAGTTACTACCATCAATTTCTACTATTCTTTCTTTAGGTTCAATAGTATTTTCTGCTAAATATTTCAATGCTTCTTTTGTTAAATCCATGTTATTAACCTCTCTTTTCTTGTAAATCAATTATTTTGCTACTCTTTTTTTCAACATCCTCAACTTTCTCGCCAGTATCTGTCCTTACATCGCCTTGTTCATCGATATAAGTTTGACCTTTAACACCAGACTTAAGTTCACTAGCTGCAATCATTCCTGTGTTTAGATCACGTCCAGTCATGATCTTGGTTGTAACTGGTGCTGCTGGAGCTAATTTACTAGAAACATTAATTGACGCTTTAACTTCGTCATAGTCTGCATCTGGAACAAAATCTACTTTGACGATTAAGCTACGTTTCTTTGTTGGATCAGCGTTAGGGTCGTTGATATTGTTAAAAATATCGCTCAACTCACGCTCGATTAGTTCCTTACCTGCACCTTCTGCCAATGTATCAATGCTAAAATCAATTTTTACTCTTGCCATTTTTATTACCACCTTTTAAAAATTCTTATTATTTGTGTAAATCAGTTTCCTTTACAAAAACACCGTTGATTGTCTTGCCTTTACGGTTTTGGATAACTCTATATACACTGTTTAGGCAATCTAACAAATCAAAATTCAAATCTTGAGCTAGAATAATCAAAGTTACTAAACTATCGCCTAAACTATCCTTAATTTTTTCTTCATCTTTTTTGTTAATTCCTGCTGAAAGTTCGCCATGTTCTTCAGTAACCTTAGCTAATTGAGATAATGCAGTTAGCTTATCTTGTTTAATCATATTTCTATCTTCAGCCCATTGGATAATTGCTTCATGTAGTTCTTCAAACGTCATAGATTGTGCTTTGTTGATGTGTTGTACTAATCCATCTGGCAAGCCCATCAAGTAAGCTACTGGAACACAATAATAATCAGCTAACTTAATCCATGTTTCTTTTTTTTGGTTCACGTTTTTCATTTTCGTAATATGACAATGCTTGTTTTGTAATTTCAATATCTTTGGCTACTTCATTAAGCGTTATACCTTTTAATTTTCTAGTTTGTCTCAATCTATTCATTTTTCTATCTCCTTGTATGCTTGTTCATAAAGTGTGGATAACTCTACTTGTTTTTGCTCAAATTCTGTTGCTTGTTTCATATCGCCTTGATATTTGATTTGAAGTTGTAAGATAAACTCATCACCATCTTCAATAAATTTCCAACCTTGATATTTCTCAAGTTTAGCAACGTTTATAGCGTCCCACACTGCTTCAATTCTTGCGTCATCGTACTTTTTTATAAATTTTTCCATTTTGAGCTTAACTACTGGTTCTTTATTTTGAGTGTTAGCAACGATTTTTTGAGCTAGTCTATGGTAGTGCATCGCTTTGTCTAGATACACATCAACTGCCTTAGATTTCTGATAACCATTCTCAGCCATGATAGCTTTGAACTGGTTGTAATCCATGTAACTCATTGCACGTCCTCGTCAGTTTCTTTAAAATACATATATTTGCCATCGAAGTAGTAACTGATGTCGCCTAGTGAGCCTTCACGATTCTTTCTAATCGATAACTTGACTAGCTCTCTGTTATCTTCGTCTGGTCGATACAAGAACGCTACAACGTTGCTATCTTGTTCAATAGAACCAGATTCACGTAAATCTGAAAGTAAAGGCTCTTTATTCTGTCTGCTCTCAACTCCACGATTTAATTGAGCTAGTGCAATTACTGGAATGTTGTACTCATTCGCAATAATCTTTAGTTCTCGTGTGATTTTTCCGACTTGTAACCAACGATCTTGTCTGCCATTCACTTTAACCAAACCGATGTAGTCAATGATTGCCACATACTTGTCTGGCTTAGCTTTAGCAGCGTTCTTTTTGATAACACTCAAGATACCGCCTAGAGTTAATACTCTGTCATAGATCCTTATCTTGTGGTTTCTAACCCAATCGATACCTGTAGAAACCTGTTCACTAAACAACAAATCTAAGTCGCTAGGATTCTTTAACTTTTGACTATCAACATTAGCTACCGCTGAAATGAAACGATTGAGCATTTCTCTTTTATTCATTTCCAAAGTAAAGAAATCAACTTGAACTTCTGGATCTTTGCTCACAATTTGACGTGCTAAATTGACTGCGTAAGCTGTCTTACCAACACTAGGTCTAGCACCGATAGTGAACAACATAGAACCATATAAACCACCAGCAAGCAGATTATCTAATTTTTCAAAGCTTTTAATTCCTGTTGATTTACCAGAAGTCAATCTAACCTGTAGCTCTTCGATAGCATCTTCAAGCTTTCCATCATCTTCTGCTTCATCAATTTTTTCTAGCTCAGCAATAGCTTCAGATAAATTAGCAAGCTCTTGCTTTTTTGGATACTGCTTATACACGTCCATACTTACTTCAAGGTTTCTTTGTGCATATAGCTTGTGTAATGATTTAACATCACTCTCAAAACTACCACTTGTTATAAATCCACCTTGAATATCTACTAAGTGCTTATATTCAACACTACCGTCATTATCCATTTCATTGAAAATGTTAAGTAGAGTTCTTTCTTGCAAGTCTAAACTTTGCATCGCTTTGACAATGTTCCTTAACTTGATATCAGTAAACCAATCTGTATTGATGTAGATACTATCAATTAGTTCTGGTTTATTGAGCAGTGTCTCCACGATTCTCATTTCTATTCCGTTCAAGTCGTTCAATCTCCTTTCTTACTTTTTCGTTATCTGGAAATTTCTCTAAAAATAATTTGCCTCGATGTATTTGTTCATCAATAGGATCTACTTTTCTTTTTTCTTCTTTAGCGGAACTTTCTTCTTTTTTCTTTTGTGGTTCAGGGGAATATCTTTCCCTTGCTAAAGTTAAATATTCATCAAAGTGTTCACTTCCAAATAATGTTGAAGGTCTTAAGTATTGTTTTTGTTTTTTATCGTCTTTCCATTCTTTAGCTTTATCTTTAGTTACTAAATAAAGATCTTGTTTTGTATATCCTTCTTTAAATCTTGCTTCAATATTCTTTTTAAATCCTTTTATAGTTCCACTTTTATCAGATTCAAACTTTCTACCTGTTTCTTCATTAAACCATTCAATAAATTCTGTATAATTAAGATTGTATTTATCCTTTTTATTACTACTCTTTTTATCTTTATTTTCTTTAGCAGAATTTGATTCATCTTTGTTATTATTTATATTGTTATTATTAGTATTTGTTAGTGTGCGATTATCCAACATAAGGTTTTCTAATATAGGTTTTTCTAACATAGGTTTTTCTAACATAGGACTTTCAGATAATATCCATTCATTTTCTTTGAATTTGCCTTGTTCGTCTCTTACTCTTTGACGCTTTAAGTATCCTTGATCTTCAAGTTCTTTTAACCCATTCTTTAAACTAACTATTCCGTCTGTTGAATGCTTAGCTACTTCAGTTTCATAAAAATTCCATTCATCAGATTGAGACCAAAGATAAACAAACAGTCCTTTAGCTTTCCATGATAGATTTGTGTCGTTAAGTACTAAGTTATCAACAGTTGTAAAACCTTTTTGATATTGTTTTTTGATTCTCACTATCTATCATTTCCTTTCGTACTCAAATAATTCCCCTGGTGTAACATCTAACGCTAAACACAACTTATCAATCGTGTTTAACTCAATCATTTTTGTTTTATCGTAATAAAGTTTAGTTAATGTACTTCTTGATATTCCTGTACGTTCATGAAGTGTTGATATCTTAATTCTTTGCTTACCCATAATTGTTGATAAGTTGTTAATAATCATGATTTTCACTCCTTAAAGGGCTTCGCACCCTTTCGGTAGTTTATAAGCTTACTGGCTCTCGTAATTTCCTTTGACACCTAATTTCTTAAGTGTCTCAACGTCTAATTTAATTCCATTGACTGGTACGTGATAGAGTTCTGCAAACTTCTCAGCTCCTAGCTGATGATAATTCTCATGATGCGTTCTACATAGTGGCATTACATGCTTTTGTGTATGATCTACGTGGTCTCGATTCATTCCCATTCCTACCGTATCCAAATGATGAATATCAGCGTAATCTCCACACACTAAGCAACGTCTATGTCTACAACACTGGTAAATAAAATACTGTTCTTCTCTAGGTAGTTGCTTGTAGCCTTCTTTAAATGGAACATTCCACTCAAACATAAAATCAATTACCAAGTCGATTAACACGTTCACATCACTCACACTTGTTTTAGAGTTATCTGCTAGACTGATTTCCTTGCCTGTATATGCAGAATATTGCAAGTAAAACATGTCTTTTACATACTCTTGTGGCATAACAGACCATTGAACAATGTCGTTTATCAGTGCAAA